TTTGTACTGATTGATATTATGAATTTTAACGGTCAAAAGACTTTTATATTCAAATATACGCAAGATCTGATGAATCTGATGTTTATCAGGCACATCAAAAATATGTTAGATAAATAGGAGTGATAATATTGGCATTCCCCGAAAAATTAAAAGCGTTAAGGCTTAAACATAAATTAACGCAGGAAGAATTAGGTGAAAAGCTCTGTTTGAGCAGAACAAGTATATCTTACTATGAGCAGGGAAAATTTGAACCTGATATTAATACCATAATAGCTATATCAGATTTATTTAAAATTTCGATAGATGAACTGTTGAAATGAGGTTTAACAATGAAAATAAAAAAAGCATTCGACATATGTAAAAAGAACAAGTCAATTTATATATCTATGACCAGCGAAGGAGAACAGTGGCTTTCGGACGGCAATGCGGTTTATCCAATTTTTGAACTGCCATTGTTGAATGAAAACTACATATGTAAGTTGTATGACATAAACGATGCGCAAAGAGATAAGATTACATTTATTATCGCAAAGGGAAAACCTGAAATTGATGTTAATGACAGTACAGCGGATGAGTCACTCGCTGAAATGTGGGACATCGAAATTGCGTATAATGGCAAAATATTATTACCAATAAGCACATCTGAGGGACTTATGTTCATCGACCGTACTTATCTCAGTCCGTTTGCAGATATGCCGCAACAAGAAATGTCATTGACATTAAGATACAATTCAAAAAGTGTTCCCTACTTTGCTATTAAATTCGGTATGATAGCCTACGGGTTTATAGCCGCCTGCGAAATCGTTGACGAAAATCTTGTAAACAGTTTGAAAGCACTCTACATCGAAAGTGAAATGATTTTGAAAAATGAGAAAGGATGACCTGCCGATGAAGCAGTATGAAGCTGACCAACAGCGGAAGTTATTTCAATGGACGACTTTCATCCGGGCAAAGTATCCTGAAATTGATTTGATGTTCCACATTCCGAACGGCGGAAGCAGGAACAAACTTGAAGCAGCCAACCTCAAAAAGCAAGGAGTAAAGGCAGGTGTGCCGGATTTGTTTTTGCCGGTTGGCCGTGGAAGCTATCACGGCCTGTTCATCGAATTAAAATACGGTAAGAATAAGCCGACTGAAAAACAAACCGAATGGCTTAAAAGCCTTAATGAACAAGGCTACGCTGTCGCTGTATGTTATGGTTGCGACGAGGCAAGCGAAAAAATATTAAAGTATTTGAAATTAGGTGAAATAAATGAGTGAAGAAAAAAAGAAACGAGGTCGCAAGAAGAAACTCGACCGAATAGACAAGATGTGTCTTTACTGTTCTGATTACAACGCAAAGCACGGCACAAGTTACAGCTACGGAGAATTTGTAGCGCAAATCGCCGCAAGAAAAATTAAACCGCTCGGTTTCTACGATTACGCAGATTAGGAGGAAAAAATGATTGATTAAGGAGAGTGATTTGGTTGAGTCAGAGAAAATCAATATCAAAAGCAACAAGGCTTAAAGTTTATGAGAAGTACAACGGAAGGTGTGCGTACTGCGGCTGTAAACTCGAATTAAAGGATATGCAGGTTGACCATATTCAGAGCGTGTATTGGTATGACGGAGCAAATGACATTGAAAATTTCAACCCTGCTTGTCGAATGTGCAATTTCTACAAATCGACAAGGACAGTCGAAGATTTTAAAAAAGAATTAGGAAAGTTGCTTTCGAGGCTCGAAAAGGTCTTTATTTTTCGATTAGCTGTAAAGTACGGATTGATTAAAAAGACGGACAATCCAATTGAATTTTACTTTGAAAAGCAAAATAAAACAGGTAAAGAGAGTGAAAAATGATGAGAGAAATATTATTCAGAGGAAAATTCGGAAACGAATGGAAGTACGGCTTTTTAAGCATTGAACCCAAAGGCTTGGTAATCAAAGAGCCATACAAGAACGAAAGCTCAAAAGTGTGGCATATTGACGCTGACACAGTCGGACAGTACACAGGCATGCACGACAAGAACGGCACAAAAATTTTCGAGGGCGATATTGTTGATTTCTCGAAACGCCCTGATAATGGCGACTATGGAGCTGTTATATATGACGCAGATGAAACCGAATTTGGGATTGAATACTACAATATCTACAGAAGTCTCGGAAAAAATTATTATCCTGAAAATATTGAAGTTATCGGAAATATCTATGACAATCCCGAACTGCTGAAAGGGGAAAACAATGACTAACTTTGAAAAAATCAAATCAATGAGCAAAGAGCAGATGACACATTTTGTGCTTGATGCATTAAATAACAATGTTTGCGATTATTGCAAAGATTGCGATACTTCTTGTCTTGAAAATGAAGATTGTCTTGAAAATAAAGAAATTATAAAAAAATGGCTTGAAAGTGAGGCAAGCAACAATGGCTGAATCCAAAAAAACAGTTGCAGCGGAAATGCAGGACAAGCCGACAGCGGCAGAAACATTGTTAGAACTCGACCGGCTTGTGATAGGTTTTATTGACGGTGCCCTTGATGTGGCTACGCTCAATAGCTTGGATATGTTAAATCGTTGGTTAGTGTTGTCAATGTCAGCCATATACAGCTGCACAAAGATAGGCTTGCTATCAGCCAAGTCTTGTGTCAAGGCCAAATACAAGCTCCTACAAGAGTATCGCAGGTTTAGGACTGACACTTTTTTTGCAAACAAGGAACACATCGAATGGATAAAAAGGACGAAAGAAACTTCTTGCAAATTAACGGAGTTGTCAAAGGCGATTGCCGAACACGATACTAATGTATTGCAAATTGCTTTACAGATAATTGACCTGCTCACCAAGCATGATGTTTATAACAAACTTTTCATTTTGTCAGACGCATCGGATACATATAAAGAAAAATGTTTAAAAACACTAACCGAAAACGATACAGCATTTTTGAATGAGTTCGGCAACATACCTTTTGTGGATTTGCTTTTTAAATTTTATAAATCGACAGAAGAAACGAGAGCATCAGAAATTTTTAAAGAATTGGATGCTGATAACATTAGAAAGGTAGCTTGTCACGTGCCGGTTAAGTCTGACAATTGTCAGGGTATCGCAAAAAGCTATAAAGAATACTTTGGCATTTAATAAGGCAATATTCTTGCCGGCTGCAAAATCTTAAAGGAAATTCAAATCAAGTTAATCCTATATTAAAAAAGTAATCAAAGCGACGACTTCCGCTTTTGATTAAGCTGTTACAAAAGAATGCACCAAAAATCAAACACACAATTGCAGCGGCAAGGTTGCACAGAGCAGTAGTTCGGTGGTCAGACGGACTACTGCATATTTATATCATCTGACTTTTTTAATACGATAACAGAATAATAAATAGTCACAAAAAAAGGAGTTGAGATACTCCTTTAATAGCCTGCTCAAGGAATTAATTAAGTGACCGTTTTAGTTTTTACATATATAATGGGAAGTTTAATATGTTTACATACAAAGCTGAAATTAAATCAGGCCCTTTGCTCGAGGTCAAATATTATAAATCATTTCGCAGACGGAATAAAAAAAATCTTGCTCGACAAATCAATCAATCAAAATCAAGTGAGAAGCAAACAAAAGCAAACCGTTTCAGAGGAGAACAACACACACAGAGGCTTATCCTCTGCAACTTCTCTGAGGGCGACTGGTTCGCAAGGTTCTCCGCTCCGTTTGGTGAATTTACCGAAGATGAATTTGAGAGGGTAGTATCGAATTTTTTTAAGCGAGTGAAACGCAGGACAGATAAGGAACAAATCAAGTTTAAATACATTGGATACTGCGAGTGTGGCAAACTCGGTAGAAACTGGCATTTGCATATTGTAATTGAGAATTGCGTGCGTGAAATATTAATGAAATGCTGGCCATGGAAAAACGGCATAAATTTTACTCCGCTCTACCAAAACGGCAATTATTCTGATCTTGCAAAATACATTCGCAAAGATGTCAACGGAAAAAAGCGGCTGAAAACATCTCGCAATCTCAATAAGCCTGAGGTCAAAGTTGTTGAAGGAAAAAAACGAGAATACAGAAAGCTCGAACGAGGTGAGGCTTTGCCTTGTCCCGAAGGATATTATTTTTATCGTGACGAAATGTGGATAAACGATTTTACGGGTGCGTCTTTTCATTTTACTTACTTGGCCAATAGCCATAAACACAAGAAAATCGGAGGTGCAAGGATATGAGAGATACAACAAGAGATTATACAATTGCACAGTTTAGACTTTATGCCTCTCTTGGATTTCCAAGCAAAGCACAGGTTGTAGCTGACAAGACAATGCACCGAGCATTACAACTTGACCTGCTTGCTGTGGCAGACACACTTAATGCCTTGACCAATAGCGGTAAAGACTACATCTGTCAAGCTGTCAGCGCTGTTTACTTTGTTGCACCAACAAAACCGTTGCACAAAGGTGAAATAAATTTGAGAGTGACCAAGTTTGCTGTCAATAACTATACAGACGAACGCACGGTGTTTCGCTGGCTCAAAGAGGCACGATTGCTTTGCGCAAAACTTCGTGGGCTTAACATTTGTACATATTGCACAAAGAAAGATGTCAGTAGAAGCGATTAAACCTGTTGTAAAATTAAATTGTAATGATAAAACGAAAAGTAACAACGGACTGGATTGTTCGTCAAATCCGTGAAGGCAAGGCATATAGATTCTATTTAACATCGGATTGGCAAAAAGTCAGAGATGCAAAAAAAGCGAAAGAACATTACGAATGCGAACGCTGTCGTGCTGTGGGTAAGTACAGCCCTTGCGAGGCGGTGCATCATAAGTTGTATCTAAAGGTAAGACCTGACCTTGCTCTTGACATCAACAACCTCGAATGTCTATGCAAAGATTGCCACTACAAAGAGCACCATAAATACGAGCCGAAAAAATTAAAAGATGAGTTTGCCGAGCGATGGTGAGCGAAAAAAAGCATACCCCCGGGTAAAAAATCGAAAAATTCTGAGGTCAATGGATAACGGTGTAAAGGCACGACAGTTTGGTCTCGCGCACGCACACGAGAAATTTTTGAGAGAGGAGTAGTATAAATGGCACAAATTAAAATTGCAGAAATCAAAGACAGCTTAATTGAGCAACTGACTTTGAAGGGGGCAAACATTGAAGTCTATAGAGATTTAATTGATAGCTATATTTTTTGCACGAAGCTTGAGCGTAAAATGCAGGCGGACATCCGCACAAATGGCTTGACATACAAAGCTATCAGTGCCACAGGTAAAGAGTACATGAAGGACAACCCTTCAGTAAAAAATGCCGTAATGTACAACAAACAGCGCTTAGCGATCCTCTCACAAATGGGGCTGTCAATCGACAAAGTTGAGAGTGATTCGGATGACGAACTGTAAAGTCATAGACGATTACATCGACCTTGTTAAAAGCGGTAAATATCGCGTCTGCCGTGAGCAAATTCAGCTGATAAAGTTTGTTGAAAATGTTTTTGAAAACGAAGAAATCTATGTTGATGAAGAACAGCTTGAAAAGTATTTAGCTTTGCAGAAATATTTTCCTTATCAACTTTTTGAATGGGAAAAGTTTTGTTTTGCGTTGCATAATTGCACATACTCAGCTCCCGGTGTTTTAAGGTTTCCCGACCTTGTACTTATCGTCGGAAGAGGTACAGGCAAAAATGGATATTTAGGTTTTGAGGATTTCGCGCTTTTAACACCGATAAACGGTATTAAAAATTACGATATTGACATTTGTGCAACATCGGAAGATCAGGCGACTATTACTTTTAACGATATTTATAATGTCCTTGAAGATAACAAAGCCAAAATGCAAAAACACTTTAAGTGGACGAAAACAAGAATTGTAAATATAAAGACAAACTCTGTGTTGAGATATCGGACATCTAACAGTGATACGAAAGACGGCGGTAGACCGGGCAAGGTCGATTTTGATGAGAAACACGCATATGAAAATTACAAGCTTATTGACGTGTTTGTCACCGGTTTAGGAAAAAAGCCACTCCCGAGAACTACTACAACCACAACAATGGGATATGTGAGAGACGGTCCGCTTGACCAAGAGTTTGCGAGAGGCCTTGAGGTTTTGAACGGTGATGCGTCCGACAACGGCACGCTTTATTTTATTTGCCGATTAAATGACGAAAAGGAAGTTCATGACGAGCGAAATTGGTACAAAGCGAATCCAAGCTTGCAATATTTTCCAAATTTACTCCGAGAACTTCGGAAGGAATACGAAAAATGGAAAATTGATCCGAATAATAACTCTTCATTCATGACGAAGAGAATGAATTTACCACAGGGAACGGAAGCAAATCCTGTAACTTCGTGGGACAATATCAAAGCAACAAACAGGCCTCTCCCCGACCTTGAAGGTAAGCCGTGTGTGTTTGGTATCGACTATACGAAAACGACCGACTTTTTGGGAATTGGTTTAATGTTTTTGGTTGACGGCTCAATCGTATGGAAACCGTTTTCGTGGTATTGCTCGCAATCTGCGGATTTGGGCAGGATTAAATTTCCGTATACTCAGCAACCCGACTTAAAAAGAGTGGACGGGGCGGAAATCCCGCCTGAAATCGTCGCCGACTGGTTGAGAAATCAGAAAGAACATTACAACATTATCGGCGGAGCGTTAGATAACTACCGCTATACATTACTCAAAGAGCCGTTAATGCAGTTGGGTTTTGAATGTGACCGCAAAGGACAAAATAATCTTAAACTTGTCAGACCGTCAGACAAAATGCTTGTTGCTCCTCTAATTGCTTCGGATTTCGCTAATCATCGTATTGTTTGGGGAGATTCGGCACTTATGCGTTGGTACACAAACAACACTTCTGCCGTTGAGGATAAAAACGGCAATATCATATACGGAAAGATTGAGCCAAAATCACGAAAAACAGACGGATTTATGGCGTTCGTCGCCGCATATACACAGCTTGATTTACTAAAGCAAAATCAGCCGATGACGGTTGATGAAATCGAGAATTGCTTTAACGCAATTGTATTTTAAAGGCAGGTGAAAAGATGAAAGTGATAAACTGGGTAAAAAATCTCTTTAAAAAAGATGCCGTTGCAGCGGAATTTAACGAGGACGGCTCGACAGTTGATGAACAGAGATTCCACTTGACAGAACTTGCCTTATTTACAGCGATTGATTTTATCGCTCGAAGTTTGGCAAAATGTGAATTTGTGACGGTAAGCAATAACCGAGAAAGTCGCAAAGATGAATATTATTTGTGGAACTATGCGCCTAACAAACATCAAACCAAAATCGAATTTTTTACGCAGGCTGTTGCGAAGTTGATTTTTGACAACGAGCTTTTAATTGTTGAAACTGCCGATAATCAGCTTATGATTGCTGATAGCTTTTCGAGAACGGAACACGCTTTGATTGATGATTCTTTCAGCGGCGTTACTTGTCGAAATTTTACATATCAGCGCACTTTTTTAGAGAGCGAGGTAATTTACCTCAGATATAACAACTTTGCTCTTAACGGCTTATTGGCTGATATGTGCAATACATATGAGCAGTTAATGTTATCGGCGCAGGAAAGATATAACAAAGCGGTCGGACACAAAGGCATCTTAGAGATGGATAATTACAGCTTCGGCGACGAAAACTTCGCTGAAACTTACAACAAAGTTTTGGCAAAGCAGTTTAAATCATTTTACTCAAACAAAAACGCTGTTATGCCGATTTTTAAGGGTATGAAATATTCAGAACCCTCAACCGATGCTGGAAAGACTACGAACAGCGAGATTAATGATATTCAGAAGTTAAAAACTGAGGCATACACGATTGTTGGCAATGCTTTGCATATTCCGCCGGCAATTTTAAGCGGTGAGGCATCTCAGCTATCGGATGCTATGGATTGCGCTATTGGTAATGCAATTGATCCGATTGCAAATATGTTTGAGCAGGAAATCACCAAAAAGAGATTCGGCGGTGCTGAATTTAATAAAGGTAATTATCTGCTGATTGACACAACGACAGTCAGACACATTGATGCAATCAGTCAGGCGAATAATCTTGATAAGTCAATTGCAAGCGGTGTGCTGACACCTGCGCAGGCTCAAAAATATTGCAACATGCTCCCTTGCTCTGAGGCTTGGGCGCACACATATTACATTACTAAAAATTACCAAACAATAGCAAATGCTTTGAAGGGTGGTGAATAGAATAAATGAAAAGTAGAAATTACAACATCAAGCAAATTGCAGAAAATCAGAATGTTTTGCAGATATATCTTTATGGCGAAATTGAGCCGAGCTGTTTGAACATTTGGGGCGACCTCGTAGAATCCAAGACAAGCGCCGAATACATTCGCAAGGCGATTGAAAAAGCAGGCGAAATTGAAGGCATTGAAATCCACATCAATTCTGTGGGCGGATTTGTTGATGAAGGCGTGTCGATTTACAATCTGCTAAAAAGGCAGAGTGTGCCGGTCACTGCATACATTGACGGTATGGCTTGCTCGATTGCCTCTGTTGTTGCAATGGCGGCTGACAAGATTGTAATGCCGTCAAACACAACAATGATGATTCATCATGCAGTCGGCGGTTGTTACGGCAATGCGAAGGAACACAGAGAATTTGCAACTCAGCTCGACAAAATCAGTGAAGCAAGTACAAACTCTTATCTTGTACACGCAGGCGATAAGCTCACGAGAGAAACCCTCGAGCCGCTTCTTGATGCTGAAACATTTTTGACGGCAGAGGAAGCCTTCAATATCGGCTTGTGTGACGAAATTCTTGATCTGGTTGACTTAACCGAATCAAAAGAGATTGTTGACGATGCACAGCAAAAGAAGAATCCAAAAGCAAAACAGGCAGCGGCAGAACTTGCAAAAATGCTTGGTACAAAGCCTGAGCCGCCTGAACCACAGACACCACCCGAGCCAAAACCGAAAAATCCCGAAAAAAAGGATAGCTTTGGCTTTATTGAAGAGTATTTCAAAAACAAAAATTATTTATAAAGGAGATTAAAAAAATGAAGAATCTTGACGCGATTAAGAACGCAAAAGCAAAGTTTGCGCAGAACTTGAAAACTGCCATTGATTCCAAAGATGAAGCAAAAATGACCGAGGCTCTCAACGCCTATGCTGATAGTATTCAGCAGTCAATCATTGAGGTCGCACAGGAAATTGGCGAAACTGCCGATAACACAATCCTTGCCAAGAGAGGATTCAGACAGCTTACAAGCGCAGAGCAGAAGTTTTACAATAATTTTGTCACAGCGGCAAAATCTGCTGATGTTAAGCAGGCACTCACAGGTCTTGATGTTACAATTCCTCAGACGATTCTTGACACCGTGCTTGAGGACATTACCAGCAATCATCCTCTGCTTGATGCAATCGGCATTGAAAACACATACGGCTCTGTTAAGGCAATCTTTGCTACAGACACAAAACAGCTTGCTACCTGGGGCGCTTTAAGCTCAAAAATCACACAGGAGCTTGCCGGCACGATTCAGGAAAAGGACTTCTCAACATCAAAGGTAAGCGCCTTTGTACCTGTTCCGAAGGATATGCTCGACCTCGGCGCTACATACATTGACGCATATGTCCGCAGAATCCTCGCCGATGCACTTGCTTATGCATTCGAGGACGGCTTCATCAACGGCGACGGTAACGGCAAACCTATCGGTATGCTTAAAGACCCCGAGGGTGCTGTAAAGGTAGGTGCATATACCGAAAAAACAGCAACAAAGCTCACAAGTCTTGATGTGAAGTCGTATATGGGTGTTGTTGCCAAGCTTGCGAAGGGCAAGGGTGGTAAAACAAACAACATCACATCGGTTGACCTCATCGTTAATCCTGTGGACTATCTCACAAAGATTATTCCTGCGACTACGGTGCTTGCAACCGACGGCTCGTACAAAAACAACCTCTTCCCCTTCCCGACGAACGTTTATCCGTCAGAAATGGTTCCAGAAGGTACTGCTGTTATCGGTCAGCTTTCAAGATATAAAGCCTGCCTCTCAACAGGCAAGGAAGGTAAGCTTGATTATTCTGATCAGTATCAGTTTATCGAGGATAACAGAGTTTATCTTATTAAGGCTTACGCAACAGGCTTTTCGCTTCATACGAACGATTTTCTTAAGCTCGATATTTCAGCGCTTAATCCTGCTGAAATTAAGGTAACTCTTAATCAGGTAACAGCAGTTTAATTTATCACGGAGGTGTTGAACAATGGGAATTATAAGCGATGTAGTTAATATGCTCGATTTTGACCGTGAGCACATCGAAACAGATGAAAGCACAAAGTCGAAAATTGAACTGATTATAGCCAATGGAAAACAGCACCTCCGCGATTACAACCCTTTGCTTACTGATGAGGATTTTGAACGGCCGACAAGGGCAAGAGGTTTGTTGTTTGACTATTGTAGATACGCTTACTCAAATGCGGTTGAAATGTTCGACCATAATTTCGAGAACGAAATTTTGAAATTAAGGCAGGAATATAAGGTGCGAATGTATGATACTGAAGAATAACATTGATTTTTTGACATTCAACGACGGACTTGCAAAAATCTACGAAACCGACGAAAACGATGACATCATCGCCGACAGCCTGAAAAAATATCGTTTTGGCAACGAAAAAATCGGTGTAACTCGTTTTTACGGAGCAAAACAGAACGATATTGAACTGTCAAAGGTCATACATATCCACAAGGACGAAAACTTGCGAACGGACATGGCGGTTGTTATCAGCGGCACAAGGTTCAAGATTGAACAAATTCAGCACGATAAAAGCAAAAATCCCCCTTGCTCGATTGTGAGCCTGTCGCAGAGGGGACTGTATGAGGGTGGTGCAGATGTTTTTTAAGAATTACGACGAATTTGTTGAACTTATCAAAAGCTGTGGCTTTAAGTGTGTTGAGGCAGATTACAACAAGTCAACCCCTTTTCCATATCTTGTCTATTTCAAAGATGAAGAAACAGGAATTTACGCAGACGGTAAATGCCTTTGGAAAACTGCAAAAATCATCATAGAACTCTACACCGCAAGAGATGACCACGCAAGCGAAACGAAGTTTGAGGAGTGGCTCAACGAAAACGGTTTAGGTTGGAAAAAGCCGAACCGAGCGTGGGACATAACGAATAAACTTTGTGTAAGTTATTACAATCTGAGTGTGACTTTCGATGAGTAATTACCAAAAAGTCGGCATCGACCGCCTCGGAAACGCCCTATCGAAAGAGCTGTCAACCTATTCGGCTGATATCCAAATGGGCGTAAGATTGTTGGTTGATGAAAAAGCCGAAGAACTCAAAAACGAAATCAAGAAAAATGCACCTGTCGGCAAAAGAAAAAAATATCGCAAATCATTTAGGATAAAGGTCACAAACGAAACATTTCGATTCTATGAAAAAACGGTGTATGCCGCTAAGCCTGAGTACCGGCTTACACACCTCCTCGAAAAAACTCGTAAAAAGAGGGGCCAAAAAGGCGGAACGGTACAACCGAAGGTGCATATTGCTCCGGCTACAGAGAAAATTCATGGCGAATTTGAAACCGGAATAAAAAAGCTCATTAAATCATCGGAAGCTTTTGGCGGCGGTGATTTGAGCGGTATAAAAAGAATCTAAAAACATAAGGAGTGTTTATTTTATGAATAAAACGATCAGAAAAGTTGGTTATGCTGTGCTGACAGAAAGTAGTACAGGCGAGATCACATACGGTAAGCCTGTGTGGTTTAAGTCTGATAAGGCAGGCGGCAGAAGTATCGGTGCTGAACCTATCGGCGATTCAAACACAATCTACGCTGACGGCTTGCCTATCATTGTAGCGAGTGCGAACGGCGGCTATACAATCAGTCTTGAGCTTATTTCAGCAGTCGACGACATCGAAAAAGATTGGTTCGGTAACGATGAAGCAACTGAAGGCGGTATTATTGAGAAGGGCGGCATCAAAGTGATGCCGAGATTTGCCCTCCTTGCAGCAAAGGAAACATACAAAGGCGATAAGCTCTACGAAATTGATACATATTTTGACTGCGTAGCTGCAAGAGCGAGCAGAAACGACAAAACATCAGAAGGTAACTTCGATCCACAGTTCCCGACCTTTACGGTTACAGCAAAGCCACGCCCTGACAATGACTTTGTACGCTATACATCTTATGCCGACACTCTGCCCGAAAGCGTTGTAGTTCCGACTGTTAAGGCTGCAAAATCGGCAGTTCCTACAGATCAGGCCTCATCAGACAACACAAAGGCGGTTAAAGGCTAAGTTATGAAAGACACAGTTGTTATTAACGGCAAAGATGTTGAGGTTGAGGTTACAGCGTATACAATGCTTATCTACGAGGACACATTCAAAGGGCACAGCTTTCTGCGTGATGCCGACCGTGTTCTCGTTAAGAACCTTAATAATGTAAAATTTGGCTCTGCTGTAAAGCTTTTATGGGCAGCGGCAAAAACGGCAGACGATACAATTCCAAACTTTAAAGCTTGGTCAAAAGATGTGAGTATTAAGGACGCTATTTCAGCGACCGACACAATTATCAAGCTCATCGTTGACAGCCTTAAAAGCGACAGCCCAAAAGTGACAGCGACAGCGACCTAAACGGAACTTTCCTGACGGCAAAAGAGGTCTTATCTTATGCCGTCAGGTGTGGTCTGACTGTCGCTGATTTACAAAGATTTACAATAGGTTTCGTGATCGATTATGTCGAAACATATTTTGCATTACGAAACAATAAGAATATCCACGAAGATGAAGACAAATATCGGAAAATGAAATCTGTATTGCCTTTCGTTACAGAAAGATTTGAAAGTAAAGAAATCTCGGAAAAGCAGTACAGCGAGTTTATGAACCGATATAGGAAATTGGAGGACAGATATGGCAACGATTAAAGGCATTACCGTTAAGATTGCAGGCGACACAATAGACTTGCAGAAATCCTTAAAAGCTGTACAGTCCTCATCCTCGAGCTTGCAGAGAGAACTGACTGCGATTAATAAGCAGCTAAAATTTGACCCTGAGAACACCGTTCTGCTCACTCAAAAGCAAGAAGTATTGAAAGAGCAGATCGATAAGAGTCGGTCTGCTCTTGATCAATTGCTTAATGTGCAAGACCAAGTAGAGGAACAGGCAAAAAACGGCGAAATCTCAACCGAACAGTACAGAGCTTATCAGCGTGAAGTTGAAAAAGCGAAAAGCAAACTTGAAACTTTCACTAAACAGCTTGCGGAAACCGAGGAAAAAGCAAATGCAATAAACCTCGAATCTGCCCGAAGTGAGATGTCAAAAACCGAAACAAGCGTTGATAAAGCAGGCGATAGTTTTAAGGGGCTTGAAACGAAGTCCAACAACACCGATTTGTCAAAAATCAAAAAGGAAATGGACGGTGTTAAATCATCAGCCGATGAACTTAGATCCGCTGTTGGTGATGCCTTAAAAGAAGCTACTGCTACAGCAACGGCAATTGGCGGAGCTGTTACAGGTGCAATTGTAAGTGCAAACGGCGAACAAAAGGCGCTAAACTCTTTGCAGGCACAAGCAGGCTTGACCGCCGAGGAGATGACAAAGTACAAAGATGTCCTTGAAGATGTTTACAAAGGAAATTTCGGCGAATCTCAGGAAGAAGTTGCGAATGTTCTTGCTTTAATTAAGCAGACAACGAACGAGACCAATCCAAGCAAGCTTAAAGATATGACCGAAAATCTCTTTACTTTAAGAGATGCCTATGATTATGACTTCGTCGAAACGCTAAGAGCGGCGAACATGCTTATGGAACAGTTCGGTGTAACAGGCGATGAAGCGTTTAATCTTATTGCTCAGGGCAGCCAAAAAGGTCTGAATAAAAACGGCGATTTGCTCGACACAATCAACGAATATTCCGTACATTATAAGCAACTCGGCTATGATGCAAATGAATTTTTTAATTCGCTTGAAAATGGCTCTAAAGCAGGTACTTTCAGTATCGACAAGCTCGGCGATGCAATGAAAGAATTTGGCATCCGCTCTAAGGACACAGCCTCGAGTACGCAGGAGGGATTTGCTCTTCTCGGCTACGGCGCAAAAGCCTCGGCTGATGACATTAAAAAAGCCAAGGATGAAGTCGCAAAGCTCGAAAAAAATCTTTACTATGCAAAAGAGGAGCAAAAAGGCTTTAACAATTCGACGAGCGAATTAACAAAGCAAAAGAATGCCGATAAAATTGAACAATATTCAGAGGCGCTAAAAACTGCTAAAGAAAATCTTGCAAATCTCGAATCAGCAGGCAAAGGCGCAAAAGGTAGTATTGAGGATTTGCAGGCAAGATTTGCAAAAGGCGGAGACAGCGCAAAATCAGCAACATCAGAAGTCTTAAAGGCTCTTTTTGAGATGGACGATAAGGTCAAGCAGAATCAGGCAGGCGTTGACCTTTTCGGTACGATGTGGGAAGATTTGGGAATTGACGGCGTAAAAGCCTTAATGAAAGTTAATGGCTCCGCTGACAAGGCAAAAAATACCATGAAAAAGATTAAAGACATCAAATATGATGATGTTGAAGCTGATTGGGCAAGCCTTGGCAGAACGGTGCAAACCGATGTCATTAATCCTATCGGCAAATCGCTGTTTCCGGAAGTTAAAAAACTTTGTAAATTTACGAGCAAGCATACAGATGATATTATTCCAACGCTAAAACAGATTGGTGTTTTAACTACTGCTATTTGGTCGGGTAAAAAGGCCACTAAAATAGTTACAGAAATCAAAAATCTGTGGGGAGCTTACAAGTCTTTGAAAGCGGCAACAGATGCCGCTAAAATCTCACAAGAGGGACTTAACACTGCTCAAAAAGCAAATTTGTGGGGATTAGTTGCAGGTTTAGTTGTTGGTGCTATAGGCGAAATTTGGACATTTTCAGAGGCTAACGACAGTGCAAAACAATCCCAAGAAGAACTTAACGAAGCTCAGGAAAAAGCAAAAGAAGAAATCAAAGAGCTGAAAGATGCCAACGATGAATATGTGCAGAGCAAAAAAGATGCGGTATCAGAGGTTGAAAGTGAATTTCAATATTATGACGATTTGTGGGGCGAATTGCAAGGCATTGTAAATCAAAACGGCAAAGTCAAAAAAGGCTACGAGGATAGAGCAAAATTTATTACCAATGAATTGAGCCGAGTTACAGGCGATGAAATCACTTGGAACGGCAATGTTATTCAGTCCTATAAAGACCTTAAAGGCTCAATTGATGAGGCACTTGAATCAAAAAAAGCGCTTGCAATGTTGTCGGCACTTGAAGAGCCCTATCAAACTGCTGTGTCAGGCTTAAAAAGCGCAAAAAATGATGTTACAAATGGTTATGTAGCAAAAAAAAGTGCACAAAAAGATGTAGGTTTAGCTAAGGCAAAAGTTACACAAATGAGTGTCACTGGACTTTCGCCAGGTCAAACGGCTTTGAAATATGCAGGCTGGGGTTTTGAAAACGGCAAAATATCTCAGCAATATTACCAAAAAATACTCAAAGATTTTCAAAACGGCGAAAATATGTATAAACATTTTGAAGATTTATCAAAATCCGTCGGAAGAGCTTACAGCGAGGCGCAAAATGAAGCTAAAAACAATTTAAAGGCTAAACAAATAGAGTTTGACAAAGCAGATGGCAAGTATAAAGAATATCAGAAAAAAGTAGTTGATTATAACACCACAATACAAAATTATGAGAATCTCACAGCGGCAAACGCTAAAGGCAACACCGAAGAAATTAAAGCCGCAATGTCGGACTTGTCTAATAACATTGTTACTTATACAACTGGTAACAAAGACGCTCTTGAACAGCAGGTCAATGATTTTAGGACAAATGCTGAGAATCTAAGAACGGCATACAAGGACGGTGTTGAAGGTGTCACAAAAGACCAAGTCGAAGAAGCCGAAAAATTGCAGGAAAGAGCAGAAATCGAGCTTGCTAAGTACAACGATATGTACGGCACGGTTGCCGCAATCGCCACGGGTAAAGCTGACGAAATCAACGCACAACAGCAGAAAATCAAAAACGGTTTTATTGATGCTGAAACAGGTTCAAGAGAAAGCCTTGAAAATCAGCTTGCGAACTTTGCCGCAAACTATGAGTTGCTAAAGACTGCAATGGACGAAAATCAGCCGGGTGTAACACAAAAAATGGTTGATAACGCAAAAGAGCTTGTCGATAAAGCAACCGGTGAACTCAATAAACTTGAAGGCAACGGCGAAACTGCCGGTAAAAACGGCACAGAGGGCGTAAGTGACGGCATGAAAAACGAAGATGCCCTCGAAAAAGTTGATAAATCAGGCAAAAAGGTTCTTGGCAAAGCCGAAAACAGTCTTTCAGAGAGTTATAACAAGGGTTATCAAAAAGGTAAGGATTTTACTCAGGGTTATATTAAAGGCTTGAGCGAGGGCGGACCTACAGGAAGCCTTCATGCCGAAACGAACAGGCAGGCAAGAGAACTTGCCGAAACAGGTCTTATTTCTCTTGCGAATGCACAGGATTCACATTCACCATCAAAAAAGACGAGAAAACTTGGAGCTTACTTCGGCGAGGGCTATCGTCTTGGAATCGCCGATGAAATTGCCGAAACGCAAAAAACAGTAAGGTCTTTAACTTCAAGAGCCTTGTCAGCGGTTGAGGGTAATCCAATTGGAGCGGTGAACGATAAATTTGCAGACATTCGCACGCAAAGCCAAAATGCGACAGTAAACGGTCAAATGTTGAAAGCTGTTACAAATTCACCTACGATTGAGATTCAATTTACAGGCGATGTCAATATCAATAATGATATGGATGTTGATGATTTTAATCGCCGTGTATCGACTGCAATTGTGCAAACGCTTGACGGTGAAGCGGCAAAATGGGGAGGTTAAAGATGAGGCATAGTTTTACATACAACGGCACCGATTTAAGGACATTAGGCTTTTTTATAGCTACACCTCCCAAATATCAAATTGCAAAGCGTAATTTTGATTTCACCTCTGTATATGGCAAAAACGGCGGAGTGATTTCCGACAATGGTGTTTTTAACAATGTCGAAATGCAGTTCGAGGTCAACAGTTATCCATACATTGTGCCTAACGAAAGTAACGCTGAGCTTGTAAGAGTATTTGCAGAATGGCTAACGGCTTGGGACGGCGAATATAAAATCTTTAGGGATTCATACAACCCCGGTTATTATTCAAAAGCAATTTGTACGGGGATTGAGCCAATAGAAGAGGTTGCACCTCTTTGTTTGTCAACAACAATAAATTTTAGTCGAATACCGTATTGGTACAGTGACTTGGGACAGGAGATTATCAGACCGAAATTAACTTCGACACAAAACGCAGAAATCGAAGTCTATAATCCTGAAAATTACACCGCCGAGCCTTTTATTAGAATCATCAACAAAGGCGCAAAAGTTAATCCGTTGACGCTGACGGTTAATGATAGTCAAACGCTGACGGTTAAAACATCATCGGATAAGGATTATATTGAGCTTGATTCCGAACAGCAGTCCGCTTCTTTCGATAACGGCACGAGCTTAGCGAACAATTGCATAAGTTGTACAGAGTTTCCTCAGCTTTTGCCCGGTTGGAATAAAATAAAACTCTCAGGGAAAAGCGCAAATGCGTTTACCAATATTGAAATTAAGCCTAATTGGAGGAGATTGTAATGTACCCTATCTTGTACAACATTGCTGACTTTTACAAAAACTCAACACCATTGTTTGAATCTAACGGTTTCGGTCTTTTGACTGAATGCACCGAGTTCTTGGTGACAATGGAGCAAAATGGCACATACAGCTTTAGTGCGAAAATAAAAAGCACAGATAAGCTCGCGTCAAAAATAAAAATAACCTCATATATTAAAGCGAAAGTAAATAATGTATCCGAGCCACAGTATTTTTATGTCACAAAAATAGAAGTCGATAAAAACGGTGATTTAACCGTGTCGGGCGAACATGTGTCAAGAATGTTCTTCCAAAACGGCACAATTCCTCGTGCGACAGACGGTTCGATGTATGGCACACCGAAAGAACTTATTGACCACTTTATGCGAGACTATGCTCAGGGAGGGGAACCTCTGTATATGTGGTTTACAGATGCCCCATATAAGTGGTTTAATTTCAGCTCATCAATCACAGCCAAGAAAAGAATCTACTTAGGCTATTCACAGGCAGTAAAGTTTGAGGATATCTTCAAAGACGATGACGAAGGACTGATAAATCAGTTTGGCGGTGTTCTGTATTTTAACAATTTTGATATTCACTTTGAAAAAATCAGTACAGCAGGAGCGAAAAGTGGCTACCGTATAGCTTTCGGCGCTAATGTGTCGGAGTACAAGCAAACTGCCGAAATCGGCAACTACTATACACATGTTATGCCTTATGCCAGATGCAATACTACGGATAATAAGGAAGTTGTCGTGTCAAGCTTTGAACCGTATGAAACAGGATTAAAACGGAACATAAAACACACATATTTATACGACTGCACAAGTAAAATCAAAAAATATACTTTAAATCCAAGCACCGGCGAAAACTACGAAGAAGTCAGAGATGCCTTGCGATATGCGGTTGCTGATTATAACTATTCGACGGAACAAACATCGGAAACACTGAGCATAAAAGTAACTCTCGAAAATGAGCTTACTAAAATGCACGCAATCAAACTTTATGACGAAGTGACAGTTGTAATGCCAGACGGCACGAATCTTAGCCGAAGAATTTCAAAAACGGTTTACGATAGCGTGTCTCAGAAATACAAAGAAATTACAATCGGCGACTTAAGTATGTCGATGTCTGATTTACTAAAAATCCAAAGGAGGTTTAAAAGATAATGGCTATTAGTTTAGCACATAAATCAATTACGATTGATGTTAATAATCGAAATGCACCAAATGTTGTTGCAATTGCAAATGTAAATGACAAAGCGGTCCGCTATCTCGATGTAACATTGACGGCCAGCGGTGAAAAATTGACTTTTGTAGATTGCACAGTAACAGCAACATTTGCGACGGACGGATATTTAATTTCAGATTCAGTCGCTTGCACCCTGAACAGCACGGCAGATGTTATTACTGTTCCGCTCGAAAATTTCAAGTCTATGTCGGGCTTCTTGGCAATCGAAATTAAGATTGCAAACGGCGAAACGCAGGTGTTAAACATGCCGCTAACTTTAAAAGTTATGGTAACTCCGAGCCTCGCTGAAAACAGCAAGATAAACAGCAACAGTGCTGGCAGTTTTGCCGAAATCAGCCGAGAGGTTGCTACGGCAAGAGGCGGTCAGAGTTCGCTCGGAGCAAGGCTTGACGGGATTGATTCGTCTGTGTCCACTAAAGCTGACAAAAGCGACATTGATTCGATTAATTCCCGTTTGCAAAGCACTGAGACAACGCTGAAAAACAAAGCTAACATAACTGATATGAGCAACGGCCTTGCGAGCAAAGCAGATAAAAGTACTACACTCGCTCAGTTAAGTGAGTTAAAGAATAATACAGGTGATATACCACAAATTTTAAATTCGACAGTTAAATCTGTTGGATTCGAGGTATTAGAATTAGAGTGGATGGAAGGTATCATTGATAGTGCTACAGGAAATGTAGGTAAGACTAAAAACAATGCTATTACGGATTTCATACCTGTTTCTATTCTTGGAAATGACCCTATATACATTACACCTCAAAACGGCTGTAAAGTATATATTTATAAGTATGATGCGGACAAAAACTATACAGGCATTGTAGCAAATGGTGCAACAAAAGAATTTGTAATTATTCCTAATAGTCCATTTTATCGCTTTATGCTTCAAAAAACAGACAGAACTAAATTCCCGGTTAGCATTGCTAATTTATGTGCTGTATATGGAGTTAAATCAGGAGCACTTACTAAGGAGCTGAATAAATTAGCGTCATTTACACCTGTCTCTTATACACATCTCCGAGCCCACGAGACTAGGCATGATCTCGTA